GCTGGCAGCAAAGGTGGAAAGCCCGGACAGTGGTCGGCTCGTAAAGCTCAAATGGTTGCCAAGCAATACAAAGCAAAAGGTGGAGGATACACGTAATGAAAGTAGAAGCACCTAAAGGTTATCATTGGATGAAACAAAAAGATGGTAGTTTAAAGCTAATGAAACATGACGGTAAGTTTGTCCCTCACAAGGGGGCAAGCCTTACTGCTAATTTTGCTATACAGAAAAAACATGACAAAAAGTAAACCTAAAAAGATGAATACAGGTGGGTTGGCTAAAAGTCAAAAAAGTCTTAAGTCTTGGACTAAGCAAGATTGGAGAACTAAAAGTGGCAAGCCTTCTACACAAGGTGCTAAAGCTACTGGTGAAAGATACCTTCCTGCTAAAGCTATTAAGTCTCTTAGTGATTCTGAGTATGCTGCTACAACCAGTGCCAAACGAAGAGGCACGGCTAAGGGCAAGCAGTTTGTGGCTCAACCTAAGAAAGTTGCAAAAAAAGTAAAACCTCATAGGAAAGTTAAATGAGAAACCTAACAGAAAAACAACAAAAGTTTTTAGATGTTCTTTTTGAAGAGGCTAAAGGTGAACCTGCTCAAGCTAGAAAATTAGCTGGTTATGCAGAAACAGTATCTACTTCTTCTATTGTAAATGCTTTACAAGAAGAAATTGCAGAAAGAACTAAGAAATTTATTTCTACTACAGCAACTAAAGCTGCATATTCTATGAAACATATTATGGATAATCCTACTGATCTTGGTAATAAAGAAAAGATAGTAGCAGCAAAAGATATTCTTGATCGTGGTGGATTTAAAGCTACAGATAAAGTAGAAGTATCTACTTCTAATCCTTTATTTATTCTACCCCCTAAAGATGAGTAACATAGGTAAAGTGTGGGAGTTACCTGCACCTAAAGAAGATGAAGAGTTTGAATGGCGGTCAGTAGTAAGAGTAGGTAGACTAATACCTTTTGGATATAAACAAGACTCTGAAGATAAAGATATACTTAGACCTATACCAGAAGAGTTAGAATTACTAGAAGAAGCTAAAAGATACCTCAAACAGTATAGCTACAGAGATGTATCAGCTTGGTTAAGTGAACAATCTGGTAGGTACATATCCCATGTGGGATTAATGAAGAGAGTTAAAATTGAACGCAAACGTAAGAGAGAAGCTGCAGCACAACGCCACCTTGCTGAAAAATACAAAGCCGCCCTCGAAAAGGCGAAAAAGCTCGAAGAAGAAAGGCTCGGTGGAAAAGACCTCAAGTGTTGCACAAATAACACAGTCGGAGAGTTATCCTAAAGAAGATATAATCTTTGAACCTAATCCCGGCCCACAGACTTCTTTTCTATCATCAACAGAACAAGAGGTTCTTTATGGAGGTTCTGCTGGTGGAGGTAAAAGCTATAGCCTTATCGCAGACCCAGTAAGATATTTTTCTAATCCTAATGCTAGGATGTTGTTAGTTAGGCGTAGTACAGAAGAACTAAGAGAACTTATTTCTGTTTCTAAACAGTTATACCCAAGGGCTGTTCCCGGAATTAAGTTTATGGAAAGGGATAAGACTTGGGTAGCCCCGTCAGGCGCAACATTGTGGATGAGTTACCTTGACAGAGATGATGATGTTATGCGTTACCAAGGCCAAGCCTTTAACTGGATTGGCTTCGATGAACTTACACAATGGCCTAGCCCTTATCCTTGGGATTATATGAGGTCAAGGTTACGTACTAATAGAGATAGTAAGCTACCTTTATACATGAGAGCTACTAGTAATCCCGGAGGTCCGGGCCATCAATGGGTTAAAAAAACTTTTATTGACCCTCAAACACCCAATAAATCTTTTTGGGCTACAGATATAAACACTGGTGAAATAGTATCATGGCCTAAAGGACACTCAAGAGAAGGTGAACCTTTATTTAAACGTAGGTTTATACCTGCTACTTTGTTTGATAATCCATACCTAGCAGAAGATGGTATGTATGAAGCAAATCTTTTATCTTTACCAGAGCATCAACGTAGGCAACTGTTAGAAGGTGATTGGGATATAAACGAAGGTGCAGCATTTCCTGAGTTTAATCGTAACATACATGTCATAGAACCTTTTGATATACCTAATAACTGGGTTAAGTTTAGAGCTTGTGACTATGGGTATGGTTCTCATACTGGTGTTGTATGGTTAGCAGTAACTCCTTCAGAACAAATCATAGTATACAGAGAGATGTATGTAAGTAAAGTTATTGCTACAGATTTAGCTGATATGATTTTAGATGTAGAGCAAGAGGAAAAAATACGATATGGTGTACTTGACTCTTCACTATGGCATAATCGTGGTGATACTGGGCCTAGCCTAGCAGAGCAAATGATTATGAAAGGTTGCAGATGGAGGCCATCAGATAGATCAAAAGGCTCTAGGGTAGCTGGTAAGAATGAATTACACAGACGATTGCAGGTAGACGAGTTTACAGAAGAACCTAGACTTGTAATATTTAATAATTGTAAAAATTTAATTTCACAATTACCTGCATTACCTTTAGATAAAAATAACCCTGAAGATGTAAACACACATGCCGAAGATCACTTGTATGATGCGTTAAGGTATGGCATAATGACAAGGCCAAGAAGTAATTTATTTGATTATAACCCAGCTACTAGTACAGGGTTTCAAGTAAGTGACCCTACTTTTGGATATTAAGGAAATAATATGGAAGAAGAATTTGAAGAAATAATGGACTCAGAAGAATCTACAGCTTTAACTGATAGTGAAGAAGATTCCTATTCTGATCCTCTTTCAGGTACAATAGTTGGTTTAGTTAAAAGTAAATATTCAAAATCTTCTACAGCTAGAGATACTGAAGAACGTAGATGGTTGCAAGCTTATCGTAATTATCGTGGGTTATATGGGCCTGATGTACAGTTTACTTCTACAGAAAAATCACGTGTATTTGTAAAAGTAACTAAAACAAAAGTACTTGCTGCCTATGGGCAAATTATAGATGTTTTATTTGGCAATAATAAATTTCCTATTAGTATTGAACCTACTACCTTACCTGAAGGTGTTGCAGGATCAGTACATTTTGAAACTGATGATAATATTAAAAAAGCAACAGGGCCAACAGAAGAAGATATGCAGCTTCTTCCGGGTGAAACCTATCCTCAACTACAAGAACGTCTTGCAGGATTACAAGATAAACTAGAGCCTGTACTTGATATTCTTAAAGAAGGACCGGGAAGTACACCAACTCAAGTGACTATTCATCCTGCAATGATTGCAGCTAAAAAAATGGAAAAGAAAATCCATGATCAACTTGAAGAGTCTAATGCCAATAAACAATTACGTGTAACTGCATTTGAATGTTCTTTATTTGGTACAGGGGTTATGAAAGGTCCATTTGCTATGGACAAAGAGTATCCTAATTGGAATGATGAAGGTGAATACTCTCCTACTATAAAAACTATTCCACAAACTTCTTCTGTTTCTCTTTGGAATTTTTATCCTGATCCAGATGCAATTAATATGGATGAAGCAGAGTATGTAATTGAACGACATAAAATGTCTCGTTCTCAAATGCGGTCACTTAAAAACCGACCTTTTTTTAGGTCAAACTCTATTGACACTGCTATTAATATAGGTGAGTCCTATAATAAAGAATGGTGGGAGCAAGCAATGGAAGATGATGCTCAAGAATCTAAAGCTGAAAGGTTTGAGGTACTTGAGTTTTGGGGTAATGTAGATACAGATGTTCTTGAAGGACATGATATTGATATACCTAAAGAATTAAAAAACCTAGATGAAGTAAGTGTGAATATTTGGATTTGTAATGACCAAGTACTACGTCTTGTTATGAATCCATTTACTCCTACACTTATTCCTTATTATGCAGTACCCTATGAAATTAACCCTTACAATATCTTTGGTGTAGGTTTAGCTGAGAATATGGATGACACCCAGACTCTTATGAATGGGTTTATGCGTATGGCTGTAGACAATGCAGCCTTAAGTGGCAATATGCTAATTGAGGTAGATGAAACTAACTTAGTACCGGGACAAGACCTATCAGTATACCCCGGTAAAGTCTTTCGTAGGCAAGGGGGTGCACCGGGACAAGCTATCTTTGGTACTAAGTTCCCTAATGTATCTAATGAAAACATGCAGATGTTTGATAAAGCCAGAGTACTTTCTGATGAATCTACAGGATTTCCCAGCTTTGCTCATGGGCAAACGGGGGTGTCAGGTGTCGGACGTACAGCTTCTGGCATTAGTATGCTTATGTCTGCTGCTAATGGTTCTATACGAAATGTAGTTAAAAATGTAGATGATTACTTACTTGGTCCTATGGCAAAAGCTTTCTTTAGTTTTAATATGCAGTTTGACTTTGATGAAGAAATTAAAGGAGACTTAGAAGTTAAAGCACGTGGAACTGAAAGTCTTATGGCTAATGAAGTACGTAGTCAACGATTAATGCAATTCCTTGGTGTTATTCAAAATCCTGTGCTTGCACCTTTTGCAAGAGTAGATTATATTATTCGTGAGATTTGTAAATCTATGGACCTTGATCCTGATAAGTTAGTAAACTCTTTGTCAGATGCAGCAGTACAAGCTGAAATACTTAAGAAGTTCCAAGAAGAAAATCCACCGCCTCCTACACCAGAGGGTCCACCTCAAGGGGCTAGTGGTTCACAGCCTCTCCCAGCAGGTACACAGGCTCAAGATACTCAAGGCAGTGGTGGGGGTACTATAGGTACAGGTTCAGTGCCTACACCGGGAGAACAGGGCTTCTCAGCTAATACTGGTGGGGGACCAATTCAGTGAGTTTAAAACTATTAGTAAATAACCCAGAAGCATGGAATGCATTTGAAGCTGAACTAGATGAACGTATTCAAGCTAGTTACAGAATGTTTTCTCAAACTGAAGACTCTAATGTAATATACAGAATGCAAGGTCAAGTACATGCATTGCAAGCTTTAAAGCAGCTTAGATTAAAGGTTAATGCTAATGGTTGATACTGTAGAAGCTCAAACAGAAAAAGCATTAGGTTTAAAACCTATGCCAAAAGATACTGGCTTTGGACTTACACCTAAAGCAGTAGAAGAAGCTGAGTTAGTAAGAAATAAAGAAATTGTAGATGCTAAAGATATTAGTCAAGAACCTCCTACAGCAAAACAATTAGCAAAAACTGCTATAGATTTTACTCCTGTAATAGGAGATATTGTTGGTGGTTACGAAGCTGCTGCAGAAATAAATGAAGAACTTAAAGAAGTTAATCCTAATTATGTTTATATTGGTGCATTAGGTGGTGCTACTGCTGTAGGTATGATACCTTTTTTAGGTGATGCTGCTAAAAAACTTATGGACCTTGGTGCTTCAAAAGTTAAAAGAGCAAAAGAAAAAGTAGTAGCTCCTGACACAAAAACTTTAAAAGAAAAATCTGAAGAGTTAGGTTTAGATACAGATGTATATCATTATACTATAGGTTCTGATTTAACTACAGGAAAACTTATGGGGGATGAATTTAATCCTGATATAGGTAGTACTGGAGATTTGTGGGAAGAGTTAGGTGTTCATGTAGGTAGCAGACCTCAAGCTGCAGAAGCTAGATATCAATCTTTAACTGATATAGAAACTACCCCTAGTTTTAGATCAGGTGCACCTTTAGACTATAAACTGCTTCCGGGATTTCAAGATGCTTTAGATAAATATATGGGCCAAACCCTTAAAGAAAGTAGGCAGGGTGCAGCTATAATTTATAAAGGTTCTTTAAAACATAATATGAAACCCCCTGTTTCTATGCGTGGGCAATTAGCTACTAATAAAAATATCACCGACCAAGAATGGTTTGAAGCTTTACCTGAAAGAGAAAAACAAAGAGTTATTGCACGTGCAGAAGAAATAGCTATTCAATCTTTTGGTAAAGAAAAACTTCTTGATCACCCTGATATTATAAAAGATTCTAGAGTATTTAGAAAAGGTCATCTAGGTACTACTATGCCATTACGTGCAAATCTTTCTAACCCTTTACCTACAAAAGATGGTACGGGTATTTGGACTGAAGAGGCTGCTACGAAATGGTTAGAAGAAACTATGGTAAAAATAGACTCTGATTATATTATGAGGGGTGAAAATAGACCTGCAGGAAAAGACCGAGCAAAAATACTCAGACAAAAACTTGCTGATTTAGGGTATACGCATATAGCATATCTTAATGATGTAGAAGATAAAGGAAGACTAAGTTATCTTATGCTTACAGATAGAGGCCCAGATTCAGATAAAGTACTAGCAAGTAAGTTTGCAAAGTTTGATCCTGCCCAAAGAAAAAATCCTAAACTAGGATTGTTTGAGGGTGGTGATGTACCACATGCAGATGAGCCTTACCTTGATGGCAGGGCAGAAAAAACACTTAAAGAATTTAATAAACCTAATGATGAATTTTTAGATACTGCTATAGACTTAGCTACTGAACCTTTACAAGAAGCTAAGGAAGCTTTTATGCAAGCTGGTAAAGGTGCTGTGTTTGAAATGCTGCCTAAAGATGATCCTAGAATTTATCAAGCCTTTAGACAAACTAATGATTATCTTGCAGGATTAGGATATGCAGGATTTAAAACAGGAGAAGCTGCAGCTAAGTTTGTTGCAGGTTCTATTGCTGATGCATTAGGACAAGACAAAGGTGAAATAGGTGAAGGTATCTTACGTAGTGAAGCAAGTGCTGCTAAAGATATTATGGCTATGCCAGAAGCATTTGCTGGTATGGTTGGACCTAGAAGTATACAAATGCTAGATGATGCGATAGATTCTTTTGGTGGATACTTTGAGTTATTAAAAACTGCAGGTCCAGTAATTAAAGCAGACTTGGGTGGTAAGCTTCAAGCTTTAGCAGATGGTGACTTTGATTTTTTAAAAGAAAGTTCTACCCCTAAAACTATAAGTGCACAGGTAACAGGTCAAGGCACAACACCAGTAGATCAACCTGATCCTAAATCATTAACTAAACCAAAATCTCTAGTTAGTCCTTTATTTAAAACAGTTTCTTCTGAAAAATTAACAGGTTATTCTAGTTGGGGAGATTCTAACCCTTTTTATAGTTCTGTAGAAGCTGCAATAGAAAATTTACCTGTAGGTAAAAAAGGTATAAAAGGCAGTAATGTTATTAAGTACCTTACAAAAAAAGCACCTAATATAAATATGAGAGAGTTATATTGGTCTGGCATGTTAGAAGATGCACCTATGAGAGGTGTAGAAGATTATACAATCCCTAATACAGATCAACGTGGTATTGATCCTAATAAAATATATACTAAAGAAGAATTAAAATATATAGCAGATGTATCTATGCCTCAAATAAACGTAAGAAAGTTTTCTTCTTTAAATACAGTTAGAGAACTTATGCCTCAATGGGCAGGTGCTCAACAAGTACCTATGAATATTTTTACAAAAGAACCTGTAATGGTTTCTACTTCTCAAAATACTCCAACTCCCCCAAGTATACTTAACCGTCCAAATACAAACAGACAACAAGCATTTAGAATTGGACGAGGTACTTTTACAGGTGGACAAAGTTTTGGTTCTGAATATGTAGAATATTTAATTACTAATGTAAATCCTAGAGGTAGTGTATATCCTAAAGCAGATGCACATTGGAGAAATAAAGTAGATGGTAAACAAGAAAATGTACTTACTCATGTAAGAGGTAGTTTTGTTCCTATTGTACTTCCTACAAAACAACGTATAACTAGAGGTAAGATTGGACAAGGTAAAACAGATAAAACAATTAGAGGCAATACAACTACAAACGTATTTGTAGTAGATGAAATACAAGCTGACCCTGCACAGAAAAACCATTTTGGTAACAAACCTGAAACTAGTAAAGTTGCATCACAAAAAACTTCTAAAGAAACTGCAGATATTTTAAATACTCCAGAAGTTAATCCTGCAGAGTTACTTACTAATAATTTAATTAGTGAAGTAGATAATATTGGAACGTCAGAACTTATTCCTACAAGTGATAGATTTAATCGTCTT